CATCATCATGCAAACTGTACTAGCATCTACCTCCGCCGTCGGGTTGTACTGGTTCGCGTCTGGGTTTAAGGGAATAAGGACCAATACTTTCGAGGTGGACTTGCGCCTCCGTATTGGTTTTGACTTCTCATCGGGTACTTTGACGTTCACGGGTAACTCTGTGGATGTTAATGGGTTCAAATAGTCAGGGCTGTGCATGCCGTTAGGATAGGATTCCTTATGAAAGGGCCTAATAACAGCCTAAACGAGTTAGAACTCGTCGCTGCACAACTCATTGACGTCTTCAAGACCCATGATGTTGTGTTCAACTGTCGAAGCCGTCAGCACACTTTAGGAAGTGTACGGAAACGACTGTCATCGGAAGGTATGGGTTTCTTAACAAAGACCCTGCCTCGTCTAGGTAAAGCTTTGGATTCTTCCTTAGCGCTTACACGACCATTGGACGCTGTTCGAGAAGGGTTCTCCCCTCTTGAGAACAGTAGTTTACCGAGCTTTCTCGGAGAACTATTCCAATTAGTGTTGGCACCTGACGGGACTCCCCTTCCGGAACCATCAACTGCGGCTGTCAGGAGTCTGCGGCAAGTTCTGTACTGTTTTTATAAGTACGAACTCCCGTATACTGCCGAACAGGAACTAAATGTCGTTAACTCTTTCATCAAGACTGAGTGCGACTTATCTACATCTGACGTGCGTTTGGCTATTTGTCACTCTGCCGTTAGAGAAGCGGACGCCAATAATGCTTGGGCTACCATAGCCCATGGCCGGCGTAACGTTATTAAAAACGCTCAGAGGCTCCTTGCGGAGCTTTTTGAATCATTCGATCCTTATGATATCATTCCCCGCCACGGTCCTGGAGCTGTTGCCACCCGGCAACGACTTTGGGATAAGTATACGTGGAAGAATGTGTCTAAGACGATCACTGACCATTACCCGTTGGACGCGTTTTTCTGTGCGTCCCTTGGGCATGTCTGTGACACGTATCACCTCTTTGAGAGGATTACTGATGAGAGTCTTCCAGCACGCGTTGTGCTGGTCCCAAAAGACTCGCGCGGCCCCCGACTAATATCCTGTGAACCAGTGGACTTCCAATGGATTCAACAGGGTTTGGGAAGGGCCATAGTAGAGCATGTGGAGCGACACCCTCTCACGAGGTTCAATGTCTTCTTCACGGATCAAGGACCTAACCAGCGTGGCTCCCTCTTGGGGTCCTCGACTGGTACATACGCTACGCTAGACCTTAAAGAGGCTAGCGACCGTGTGTCACTTGATCTAGTTCGTCTACTGTTTCCACCTAAACTCACCAAGTATTTGGAGGCTTGTAGAAGTTCTGCAACTGTGTTGCCATGCGGAAGGGTTATACCTCTCCGGAAGTTTGCGCCTATGGGAAGCTGTCTTTGCTTTCCGATTATGGCGTTAACTGTCTGGGCAATCCTTAGTGCATCGGCCACTGACATAGAAGACCGAGAAGGTCTTCTCGTGTATGGGGATGACGTGATCGTAAGAACGGCGCGAGCCGAAGACGCGATCGAACAGCTTGAATTCTTTGGTTTGCTTGTAAACCGAGATAAGAGTTGTTTCAAAGGCTCCTTCAGGGAGTCGTGTGGTGTCGACGCCTATAGAGGCGAAGACGTTACACCAGTCCGCATTCGGACTGTTTGGACATCATCTCAGTCGCCCGAGTCCTACGAGAGCTGGATAGCTTATGCCAACAGCTTCTACGATAGGAAGTACTTAAGCACCTACGAGTATATTGTAGGGCAGTTGTTCCGTTTATACGGGGCAATTCCGGAGCGAAGTCAGGGCCTTCCCTGTCCTAGCCTTGCCGAAGTACCTCAAGAACATAGGCCGACAAGACGCCGCTGGAACCGAAAGCTTCAAAAGCTCGAAGTTCTGGCCCGTTACATTGTCACGCCTAGAATAAGTAAGTCTATGTCTGGTTGGAGTATGCTGCTCCGCTTCTTCGCGGAGGGTGGACCTCAATCAAAAACATACCTTGTTTCTAAGAATTCTTGGCAAGAGGTTATCTCACCAGAATTCCGAGTCGGTACGTACACACGTCGAGGTACCAGCGTTCTGGTACGTGATTGGCTATCTAGTGCCGGTAGGCATGACCCTTCGAAGGGCCATGACGACCTATCAAACTGGCTTCCTAGTAATAGGACGGAATCACCTGATGTGCTCGACATGCGATGGA